ACTTGCCCACATTGCAATAAAATTGGTGGGTCTTATACGATGCCAAGATGGCATTTTGATAATTGTAAGAATAAGGAGATTCATTAATGGCATCGATTATTTTGGCAACAACTACAAACGGGATGTCGATGCAGAGCGACAACTCTGGTGTATTACAGTTAGCATCGGGTACTGGTAACTTAGTTACTATTCCATCGGTAACAGGCACAGCAATGGTTAGCGGTAATATGCCAGCGTTTAGTGCTTATGCAACTGGTTCAAATAGTGTTGCAAATAATTCATTTACAAAAATAACTTTAAATGCTGAAGAATTTGATACTGCTGGATATTTTGATTCAACAACTAATTATAGGTTTACCCCTTTAATTGCTGGTTACTATCAGTTTAGTTGTGCAATCAATATAAATAACGCTGCTTCAGGGATTGCTATTGCTTCATTTTTTAAAAATGGAAGTGAATTTAAGCGGTGTGGTCAAACTGAATTAGATTTATCTTCATCTGTTAGCCCAAGCGGTTCAGCTTTAATATACATGAATGGCTCTACTGATTATGTAGAATTATATTGCTTACAAAATTCAGGTGGAACTGTTACAACATCTTCTAGCGGTTCGCCTTATGTTTATATGACTGGCTCATTAGTAAGGACTGCATAATGTACGACAAAATCATGGCTCTATATCCTAGCCTTACACAACAGGATTTCTTGACTGTAATCACACTACAAAACGATTCAGATGGCAAAGGCGACTACATCGCCAAGTGGTCGCATCCCACATTGCCAAGACCAACACAAGAACAGCTTGATGCTGTAACAGGAGCGTAACCATGCCAGTAACTATTAATGGAGATACTGGGGTCACATCCCCAAACTTCTTCTCAACCAATACGTTATATGAGAACGCTCAGACCATTACGGCTAACTATACAATCTCGACTAACTACAATGCTATGTCTTGTGGTCCAATCACAATCAATACTGGCGCAACAGTAACTATTCCCACAGGCTCAAACTGGACAATCGTTTAAAGGATAAATCATGGCAGGCAGACTAGTAGTCAATACATTAAATACCGATACTGTAGGCGCTGTTCTTACTACTCAGAACGGAATGACTGGTATTGCTAAAGCGTGGGTACAATTTGTGGGGTCTACTGGTGCAATAAATGGTTCTTTTAATGTTTCATCTATTACAAGAAATGCCGCTGGAAACTATAATGTAAACTTTACTACCGCTATGCCTAACGCAAATTATTCTGCATCAGTGAATGGTGGTGTTGCTTCTGCAAATACAAGTTTTGGTGCGGCACAATTATTTTCTAGCGCTGTTGGAACAACAGTTGCTCCAACCACTTCTACATTTCAATTTATTTATGTTCACACGGCAAATTTAATTTTGCAAGATTCCCCATATTTGTGTGCAACCGTATTTAGTTCATAAGGATAAATCATGTCTACATTAGCTTTAGCAACTATAAGCAACCTTGCTGGAACTGCAAGCACTTCTTCTGATAATGTGATTCGTGGAAGTGCTAAAGCATGGTGTTCTTATAATGCTTCGGCACAAACAATTAATGGTTCATTTAATATAAGTTCAGTAACTTATAACGGCACGGGTAGTTTTACCTTTAACTTTACTACTGCTATGCCTAATGCTACCTATTCATCTATTGGTATGTGCGGTGGAACTGCTGGAACTTTTGAAATTCGTGGTGCTGATGGAACTTTTCAAACTACAACATCTTGCAATTTAGTTAGCATTAATGATGGAAGCGTTGGGTCTGCCACAAATCCAATTTATGTAAATTTAGCAGTATTCAGTTCATAATTTTTAAAGGATAAATCATGACACAAGCAATTATTTTTACAAACGACAATGGTGGCGTTTCCACCTGCATCCCTACTGGCGAACTGCCAATTGACAAGGTACTGGAGAAAGATGTTCCCAAAGACCGCAATGCTCGCATCGTCAACCTCGCAGACTTGCCTAACCAGCACAATGACTTTTATGACGCATGGGAACTCATTGACGGCAAGGTAGAAGTCAACTTTGCCAAAGCCGTAGAACTTACCAAGAAGCGTTTACGAGCAGAGCGTACCCCACTTCTAGCCGCACAAGATGTTCTATTCCAGCGAGCCTTAGAAGAAGGTAAAGACACCACAGCTATCGTTGCCGAGAAACAAAGACTGCGTGATATTACTAACATCACCGCTACAACCTTAGAAGAATTACGGGCTTTGAAAGCAGAGGTGTAATATGCCTATTACCATATCTGGCGCAGGAACAATGGGGACAATGGCTAGTGGTGGCATTACTGGCGGTGCTACATTAACTTCTGGTACTGCTGTAGCTTCTACAAGCGGAACAAGCATTGACTTTACTAGCATCCCTAGCTGGGTAAAGCGTGTAACTGTAATGTTTGACAGCGTTTCGTTAAATGGAACTTCTGCTTTTTTAATTCAAATTGGTGATGGTTCTGTAAACACAACTGGATACACTTCATCAGGCTATCTTTTAGCAACAGCAGGTGGAACTGGTTTAAATTCTACTGCTGGATTTGTAGTTTTTATAGATAGTGCTTCTTACGCTTATTCAGGAAATGTAACAATTAACAGAATTACAGGAAATACTTTTGTATCTTCGCACACTATGGGCAGCGGATTTGCTCAAACTGGATTGACCGCTTGGGGTGGTGGTAGAAAAGAATTATCGGGAAATTTAGATCGAGTTCGTATTACTACAGTAAACGGCACAGACACTTTTGACGCTGGTTCAATCAACATCTTGTACGAGTAATGATTTACATTTACTACATCCTTCTAGTTCCTATATCGCTACTAATTACTTTGGTGGCGGTTTTAATTGCACCTATACTCCCTCTGTTTGCTAGACCTTTATTTGGTTGGTGCGATAACCACAGCTACGAGGCAGTAGAACCTAGACTACCTGATGGTTGGTTTATGACCCCCGATAACTCTTTAGATGGCGATGCTACATTTAAGCGTTTAAACCCACCATCCTATCTTTCCCAAGTTAAATGGCTCTTGCGTAACCCAGCGTATTCGTTTGCTTTGCGCTATCTTGATGCACCCTACACAACGAGCGTATTTGGCGATAAGACTATCAAGGACAACGACAATGCCAAAGCGGGCTGGTGTTTTGTTAAGGCTAACGAGCTATTTCAATTTACTTCTGTTATTCCAATTGGTTTTAGCCGTTGTATCTATATTAATTTGGGATGGAATGTACGAGCTTTAGTTGACGATAATGTTCAGCCAAAGCCAATTAAATACCAAGCAACATTCGTCTTTTCACCAAGAATAAGCGGTTATAGATAGGAGGCATTATGTTTCCATTAACAGCATTATTTGATGTTGGGATGAAAATCCTAGACAAGTTTATTCCTGACCCCGAAGCCAAGGCTAAAGCTCAACAAGAATTACTTAAGATGCAACAAGAAGGGCGTCTAGCTGAACTACAGGCTGATATGAACGAGGCAAATAATATTTCAGATAGATGGAAGGCTGATTTAAATAGCGATAGTTGGTTAGCTAAGAATATTAGACCAATTTCATTAATTGCTATTTTTACTGGGTATTTTATTTTTGCAATGATGTCAGCTTTTGGAATGGATGCTAATGAATCTTATGTTCAATTACTGGGAAATTGGGGTATGTTAGTGTTTGGGGCTTATTTTGGTTCACGCAGTCTTGAAAAAATTACCGAAATTAGGGCTAAAAACAAATGAAACAATGTTCTAAATGCAAAGAGGTAAAACTGTTTGCAAACTTTAGTCCCGATAAAAGAACTACAACTGGATGTCAGTCTAGGTGTAAAGTTTGTATGGCTGAAAACAAAAGGCAGCGACATGCAGCAAATCCTGAGCATTTTAGAAAGTTAGTTGCTGAAAGCACAAAAAGACACTACGAAAAAAAATTAGAACGCAATAATTCGTACAGAGCAAGAAACCCAGAAAAAGTATCTGCTTGGAAACAAAAAGACCGCACAGCTAATAAAGCCCGTGTAAGCGCAGACAACGCCATGCGTAGATCTAAAATAAGCGGTAAGCTAACACCAGCAATAAATCAAATGTATGCGTTAAGGGATTTTTATATTGCCATGTCGCTTGGCGACAATTTTCATGTAGACCATATTGTTCCTTTAGCTAAAGGCGGACTTCATTGCCACACAAACCTGCGAGTATTGCCTGCTATAGATAATTTAAGAAAAGGCGTAAGTTGATGCAGTTAACTAAGCACTTTACCCTTCAAGAAATGATTGCCAGCGAAACAGCGGCTCGCCATGGGTTTGATAACACGCCCAATGCTACACAACTGGCTAATCTCGTGCGGATGGCAGAGCTTTTAGAAGAAGTAAGGGCTTTATTAGATAAGCCGATTATGATTAACTCTGCCTTTCGGTCTAAACAAGTCAATGACGCTGTAGGCTCTAAGGACACTAGTCAACATCTTTTAGGCTGTGCCGCCGATATCCGAGTGCCAGGCATGAAGCCCGATGAAGTCTGCCGTGCGATTATGGACTCTGGACTTCAATACGACCAATTAATCCGTGAGTTTGATTCTTGGACTCATATATCCGTACCTACAAAGGAGATGACACCACGGCGCCAAGCGCTTATCATTGATAGGACTGGAACCAGACCTTTAGGGTAAACCCGTGCCATTACAAAAACTTCAATTTAAACCAGGTTTAAACAGAGATCAAACTAACTATTCTGGTGAGGGTGGATGGTTTGAGTGCGACAAAATTCGCTTTCGTTCTGGCTATCCTCAGAAAATTGGTGGCTGGCTTCGTTACGGCACATTCATTGTAGCGGGCATCTGTCGGCAGGTCTTTAATTGGATTACCACGGCTTCGGATAACTATCTGGCTCTTGGCACGTCTAAAAAGCTATACATTGAATCGGGTCAGCTTTTGTATGACATTACGCCTATACGTCAGACTTTTATTAACCCAACAACTAATAACTGCTTTACCACGGTCAATCTTTCTAAAACCGTTACTGTCGCTATTACTTCCCACGGTGCAACAGACGGGGACTATGTAACCTTTTCTGGCGTAGTCGGACCCATTGGCGGGATACCCGCATCTGAATTTAATGCCGAGTTTATTGTCGATCAGGTTACAGCAAACACATTCACAATCACCACAACCACTGCGGCTACGTCTTCTACTTCTGGAGGCGGTACAGCCATTACAGCGGCTTTTCAAATCTCAGTTGGTAATGATAATGCTGCATACGGAAACGGCTGGGGTGCAGGTACATGGAGTCGTGGAGCTTGGGGTTCTGGAAGTGCTTCACCAGTTGTGCTTTCTCAACGGGATTGGTTTTTGCAGAACTTTGACAATGATTTAGTCGCCAATATCCGTAATGGCGTTATCTATTATTGGCAGTATGCAAGCGGAGTAAGTGTTAGGGCTACCTCACTATCTACTACAACCATAGACGGCGTTGCACCTGCTGATGTTCCTACGCAGGCTATGCAGGTTTTAGTCTCTCAGAATGATAAGCATCTTATTTGCTTTGGTGCCACTCCCTATGGGGGAGGAACTTTTGACCCCCTATTAATCCGCTGGGCTACCCAAGACCAACCTAATGTCTGGACACCTTTAGTCACAAATTCAGCTGGATTCTTGCGAGTTTCCCGTGGCTCTGCAATTGTCTGTGCGATTGCAACACGGCAGGAGATCCTTGTATTTACTGAGGGGACTTTAAGTTCTTTACAGTTTTTAGGCACGACAGACGTATTCGGGTTACAAGAGTTGTCTGACAATATTTCCATTCTTAGCCCTCGCTCGGTTGCCATAGTAAATAACACGGCTTACTGGTTTGGGCATGACAAATTCTATGCCTATGGCGGACGTGTAGAGACACTCCCTTGTACTATCCGTAACCACGTATTTCAGAACTTAAACTACTCTCAAGCCGACCAGATTGTGTGCGGGACTAACGAAGGCTGGAATGAGATTTGGTGGTTCTACCCTACGGCAGATAGTCAAGTTAACAACGCCTATGCGATATACAACCATTTAGAGAAGATTTGGTACTACGGCACAATAGATCGCACGGCGTGGTCAGACTCCTCACTAAGGGAATACCCTCAAGCTTTAACTGCGACTTACTTTACAGGTGCAGTATCAGGCACAACATTAACGGTGTCGTCTGTTTCAGCAGGTCATTTGCAGGTTGGCTCAGTCATTACTGGGACTGGATTAGCCGTAGGTACGATTATTACTGCTTTAGGCACAGGTACAGGCGGTGCAGGGACATATACAGTCAATATCTCACAGCTCGTAGTACAGACCTCCATGACGGGTGATAGCGTCATATATAACCACGAGCAAGGTTTAGACGACAACATCCTGCCAATGAACTCCTATATTGCTTCCTCAGACTTTGACCTAGTAGACGGCGATCAATACATCCTAACCAAGCGGATCATCCCTGACATTAGCTTTGCCGAATCTACGGCTACTGCCCCAGAAGTCACTATGTTTATTAAACCAAGGAACTTTCCAGGCAACGCTTACTCTAATACCGAAACGGGCGCAGTAATTGAGTCTTCGGTTGATATATACACAGATCAGATATTTATGCGGGCTAGGGCACGTCAGATGGCAATTGAGATTGAATCTACCGATTTAGGGGTTCAATGGCAGTTGGGTAGTCCCCGTTTAGACGGCAGACCAGACGGAAAACGCTAATGGGAATGCAACGATTCCGTGCGCCAGCTTTACCTTTGGCTACGCCCGATTACGACCAACAACAGTTAGCCCAGTTAATTGGTGTTTTAAGGCTTTATTTTACCCAGTTGGACTCAAATGCTGCTTTACAGGTAGACGGAATTCGGCTATTAAATTTACCAACATCAGGGTACAATTTGCCAGACGGCACTGTATTTCAGGTCGGCGAAGACTTACGGATTGTTGTACCTTATATTTCTTATTTATATGGAGTATCAGCCACAGCTAGTGTGGGGACGGTAACGGTAACTATTATATGACACCATCAGAGATCATTTTACAAGACCAATATAGTCAGGCAGATGACCCAAAGAAGGTTCTTTTGGGTATTAACCGTATTATTAAAGCTGGAAATGGGATACTATTACAAAAGAATAACTCAGTACTTTTCTTAATCCGTCTAGGAGAAGGTGACGTAGAATTGCATTTATATACTGTAGACCCCCCTCAATCCCTAGCGTCTGCTATCCAATACTTTATTAAAAAAATTCAGGATTCTGACCTAAAGAAAGTCTATTTTATTAAACCCAAGAGCGGTGAACAGATTGTCAAAATGCTCAAAATGTACGGCATAGACATCCAAAAGTCTGACCGCAAAGAATACGCTTATATGGCTAAAGTATGAGATACCATTTAGAATCCACCCTTCCTATCCATGCTTTCCAGCCTTTGGTTAAACATAGTCCGTTTAAACAGGGCATGACATTAGAAGGCGGAGGAGGCGGAGGTATTGTTAGTGCTATTACTGATCCTATATCTTCTGCTCTTGGAACAGATGGTGGTGACGGTGGTCTTTTAGGAGCCTTAGCCGATGTAGATAAAGCCGTTGGCGACACAGTACCTGGCGGTTGGGGAACCCTAGCCGCTGTAGCTGTTCCTTATTTAGCTCCTGAAGCAATGATGGGTTCTTTGGCGACTACATTAGGTAGCGAGGCTGCTGCGTCTGCTGCCTTAGCCGCAGGAACATCTGCAACTACTGGAGCAATTCAAGGAAAAGACCCAGAAGATATTTTAAAGAATGCTGCTTTAGCTGGAGGCACATCTTATGGTTTAAACAGTTTGTTTGGCGGTGCTGATGTAGCCAGAGATTTTGATTATGTACCTGAAGTACCTAGAGATTTTGAT